ACCCTTGCGGAATTTTTTGTCATTGTCGCCTTTGACAATAAATCCCCAAACAGAACCTTTGGTCATGATTTTGATATATTTACTACCCTCATTGACACTCAGTCCTTCATTGAACTCGGCAATCATTTCTTTGTTGATATCTGTCAACACTCTGTCGGCATCGCCACGCGAAGTAAACATGGCATAATCTGACTTGATTGTTTCGAGGAGAGTTGCGATTTGATCTTGCATTTTTTGTCCTTTCAGTGACAAGTGATTCTTTCTATACTAATAATGTATCAGGCTAGTCGGCACTTGTCAAGGGCTCAATTTGAAGATTTTATCATTTGTACATTTCGTTATATCCATCCAAGAAACTATATTTTTGTTTATCAACATAATTTTTATCGACACACGCAAATGTCACTATTGTGTGGCGTGTTCCTTTTTGCACCTCCAGAACTCCATGTCGGTCCACAAGGCCCGCGCGATGAATGGCACAAGACCGGGCCATTGGTTTTATTGTCATGTCGTGATTTTCATAATATAGTTCTCCACCCAAAAAATTATCATTCAAATATAAAACAACTCCGTGCGATCTCCATGGCGAACTGTTTGGTGTTATTCCATCCGGTTCTATATTATCTGCATGTGGGGGCATCAAATCATCACCCTGCAGCCAACGTGAATACATAGGGACTTCTAACCAAACATTTTTGTCATTTTCAATTTCTCGAATTTTATCTTGTATCCGTTCTGCTACCTCTAAAAGAACGGTGTGTTCGGTCTTATGATCCTTTTGAAGCATATATGCGTGGATATTTCTTTTGTCCCATCTTGGAATGGGACATGCGGTCATTTCAAACAGTTCTTCATTGTCTGTGGCCAGTTCTAAAAGAGTTTTGCACTCGGAATCAGAAAAAAAGTTTTCAAATACGATAGGATATTGTTGCATATTATTGGTTGCCCTCTTTATAGTAAACGTTATTTCTTTCTAAAAACTTCTCAGTTTCGATCGATGGAATGAAATTTATATTAATAACAATCCTATTCCGCGCATCTGTAAAACTTGTTCCTGCATGGGCCCTCCTTGCATCAAACACTACCAACCGATTTCTTTTACTTTCAATTTTCTCCCCAGTGTCCTCAAAAATAGTGTGCCCGTTGTTTGTATTTAAATACAAAATTGCAGTATAAACTTTGACATCATTAGGAATTTGTTCAATCGCAATATCATGATGAAATGGACTCTGAACAACCTCTGCACATGGAAATTGAAAATTAATTTTCATTCTCAACGCAGCATATGGTGAAAGTAGGACACCCACAGGCATAAAATGTGGTAAATATTTCATATCGCGCACACCCGTAACGCTATTATAAATAGTTCTACACATCTGTTGATTATGATATCCATGATCGGATTGTATGTCATCATCTCTGGGTATGGATTTGAAAGCGACATATTTCCATTCAAAATCGTCTGAATAGATAAATTCTTCAATTTTTTGATGATCTTCACGCCGAAGAAAATTTTCAACTATATACACAATTCCGCCTTTCGTGGGCCGTTAGAGTTTTAAACTCTAACGGTTTCCGCATAATTTTTAGCCTTTGTTTCGTCGACAAAGAATTTCTTTGAAACGACAGATCTGCCATCTTGCGACCAAATACTATTCACTTCAGTCATTTTAACCTCAAAACCATAGCAATGGTCTTGAAATACGATCGGTATTACCTTAGAGTAACACTTATAATTTTTTGCTTTTTCTTTCATGCCGTCCTCATAACGTCTAGTTCGTGATAAGATTTATAATCTTTTTCTTTAAATGCGTCGATCTCTTCCATCAACATCATCATACGATTATTAATAAAGTAGTTAAAGACTTTTTTCATGTCGCCTGCGGGTGCAGGCTCAAACTTGTCCAAAATCTCTTTTCTAATATCTTCGGGTACATTTGTTAAATCAACTAGGGCCTCGTTTCTTTTCCAACGTTCTAACATGTTTGCATCACAGAAATCTTCTGGGGTTCTAGACATGTCCATCCACCCCAACAAAAGTTTTTTTGTAATAGGTTTCTGTCTACGGTTTTCCACAAATACCTCATCGTCGCTAAGGAAATTGGGAATACCATCTGATTTGTCGCCACGAATAATATGCTCACGCAAATATTTTACAGGGTTGTCTTCTTGCAAATATTTTTTCTGCATGGGACTATATTGCGCGACATTGGGATATTTTTGCAGTTGTTTAAAGTCTTTGTCACTAGACATAATCAACATCTTTTCGTGTGGTGCAAATGTCTGCGTCAAAACTGCAATGATATCATCCGCCTCTGCGCGATTTTGTTCGATAATCTTATAAGGAAACACCTCTTTCAATTCGCGTTTGACATCATTCATCGTATTGAAAATCAGGCTCCAATCAATTTCAGATCTTTCTCTTTCTTTCTTCCGCGAATATTTATAGTATGGATACAGATCCTTCCGCCAATAGTTTTTATTGTCACAACATATGACGATATTGCCATATTCGGCGGAGAATTTTTTCTTTATGTTTAGTATACTTGTCAATATCATATGTCGCACTAACATCTCATCGATTTCTGTAGTACGGGGCCCAACTTGAGTCATTAGGTTGGATATGATAACTTGACTTAGGTCTATTAGAATCATATTCTCTTCTCTGTTTTGTTTATATTATTAATAATAACACACATATGCATACTTTGTCAACACCTTTTCAAAACTTTCTATAACTTCCATCAGTTTCATGTGTCGCCGAGTTAGACCATGCCCACATGATACAGTTAAAACGGTTATATTGTGCATACCATGAAAGATCCCAACGATCCGGGCCATACATTTCATCAGCCTCTCGACGAAGGTGGCAGTACCACCTTCGAAAAAGTTTTAACCTATTCATGTAATTCTAAAACATCGAGAAAGTCAAGGTCGTCCTTGTCGCCGAAGATAAATGCACATGTATTAACTGGAACATAATGTGTCACGGCACCATCACGAACAGGATATGTCGGATCATGCACAACACCTTCCAATGCAGCGCCTTGATGCTCTGAGCGAGATACGGCCTCGTTCATTTCCATCTCTGTACAACCCAAAACTAAAACAGTACCAAACGACTGCCAAGTCTGTGTTGACCACATTTCTACAAGTTCATTTATCTCTGGATCGTCCACTCTTTCTGATTCTTGAATAAACGCATTGGTTGCATGACTCGCCTGAGCCATCGCTTTACCGGCATTTAATGAAGTCATATCAGTTCGCATTAAAATATATAATATAGGGTTCATGTTGTTTCCTTTTGATTGAACCATTCTGGTACTTTACGTTTTGTCCACACCATACTAAACCTGTCCTGTTTAGTCTGATAAAATTTTTGATATGATTGTACTGGATCACCTTCAATCATACATTCGGGGTTTGCCTTCATTGCTAAGGGAAATTGAGTAGTTGCATATTTATACCCATCTTTAATATTTTTGGGCGGGGATGCTAATGCAGTACGCAATAGAGTGTCTGTTAGATGAACTTTTCCATAACGGTATGTGTATTCTCGACACAATTCTAAAAAATGATCATAGTGCCACATATAATTATTATCGCAAATCATTGTCCACACGGTACATGGATGGCCCATATGTACAGCCTTATATAAGACGCTCTCACGCACATCGGAGAGTTCCCAGTACTTACTCATAGTTTTACCGGATTTCGATTTGCGGCGGGTTTCTGTGCCGTCTAACATACGGTGAGCAGTAGAAAGCATCTGAGCACTTTCTACTATCATTTTTACCACATGTTTGTCACACTGCAACCGTGCTGCGACTTTGGGGTTTTTATCTAATATAAAGATATTCACGAATCATCCACCTTTGTTATACCTTAATGTACCACAAAACAGGCCGAGAGTCAAGTATTATTTTTCTATTTTATCTCTATCTATATTACGCTCACTCCTGAGAGTCGAGCATCGTTTTACAAATATAATACGAGTCTACGATGTCGGACATCGGATTGCCGATCTTTTCAGATTTAATGACAAGCTCTTCATGTAGATTTCTCGATGTTTCCTGCAAAAATGATTCATACATTTTTTCTTTGTTTGCATTTCCTTTTCCGGTCGCAAACTTCTTTATCACTGTTGGGGCCAAAAGTTTGTATTCGATCTCGGCTTGCCAAATTTTCCATTTTAATAATCCGGTATTTTCTGCGATATGAAACACCTTGCCTTGCGAACCGTAACTATAGTCCTCTATAGCAACATCTGTGATATCATTGGAGATTAAAATATCCAATGCCCAGTCCGATATAAAATCATATCTTTCCTCTGCAATAGAGTAATTTTTTATTTGTAAAGACCCTTCAATATTTTTATACTGAAAATCTTCGTATTTTTTTTGATTAGCGAGAAAGAAAACCATACAACTTTCAAAGTTAAAATTTTCTTTCTCGCCTGTGTATATACATACCGCTGGGCATGTTAAACTATAATCAATTCCACCTATTCTTCTAACCATTCATCATTATCCATATCAACCTCTTCACCTATATTTAGGTAATCTTCAAGAGGCTCTCCGCATATGGGACAAAAACGAACATCTTCGCTGTTATGCGTTTCGATAGAAAATTCTCCAGCGCAAATATTACAACCTATCATTTCCATTTTAAGTATCCTTTATATAAATTCATCATATATAGGATACTTAATTTTTTAAAAAGTGATTTCACACTCCCCGCCTTGACACGCCACTGCGCCCATTGTATCAATGTCTGTAAATTTCTTGGTTTCCAGCTGAGCATTAAAATCAATTGGCATAAGATTTTGTTGGATCTTTGTCCACTTATGCAGCAAGAAAACATCCTTGAGACAATATTCAGCCTCTTTGGTGCTACCCAAAAAGTAGTTATCTGCAAACTTTTTAAATCGGCGAATCCACTCTGCCCGCAAGTCAGAAATTTCACCCTGATATTCGACAGACATTTGTGCGATCGATGTTGCTTCCCACAAGTTATTAAAACCCTTGCGAGTATCAACAATCAGCCCCGCAGCAAACATTGCACCGCGACCGTATTTTGCAACAATTTCATCTTCCTCTAAAACCTCTGTCATTGGTGCCTGATGATAATCCTTATCACCCGAACCAGATAGGAAAGAAACACCCGCAAAGTATTCTTTATTTTTAAACAAATAATCTTCTACTTTATTCCATTGCGATGCTGGTACTGTAACAGTATTAGAAACATTATGACGAACTGTCGGATCAGCACACAATTCAACATTCGTACCATGCTCAACCCAATTCTGCTGAACAAGTTGCACCTTTTCTAACAAATCGGTTCCAAACAGATCTTCTTTATACAACGATCCTTTTGGCGAAATTATAGGGAAACCGATACAATAGTCTGTGCGGCTAGTCGACCAGACACTTTCTTCAACCATGTAAGGATTCGACTGGGCGATCAACTGAGAAACTTCTGCTTCCTTGTTCATTTGCACATGTCTGATATATTTCGGAGAGTGTTCCGCATGAATGCCAGATGCAGTCTGCAATAACACAGATGCATTGCCAGACGGTTTGACGCATGTTGTTCGTGCTGCCTGATTAATTCCGATCAATTGGGCAAGTTCTTTATTGACTTTTTTGACAATCGCTGCGCCCTGTTGTTGAATATCTGCATCGAGTAGAATGTCTGGATTATTCATCCAACCTGTTACCGATACACCGAGCAATGCCTCACGCGCAAAAATTCTTTGTGTTGTGTTGTTTAGATATTTAAATTCGGTATAGCCTGCCTGCAATGTTCCCAGAATCGCACCGGCACGACACGCCTTAAAGAACTCT